GTACTTTGCTGTGAACTTCAAGAATGGACTGAAAAATGTATCGAAATCCAAAACTCTTAAAGGCTTGCAGGCTTTTGCCGTGTCAACTTTGCGAAACTGAAGACGGAACAGTAGTCGCAGCGCACAGTAACCAGTTAGCTGATGGCAAAGGCAAAGGCATTAAAGCGGCAGATTACCGCATTGCAGCATTGTGTTTTACTTGTCATACAGACATAGACCAAGGCAACAAACTAAGTAAAGAACAGCGCAGGGAATTTTGGGAAATTGCCCACAGAAAAACGATTGGCGAACTATTTGAACGAGGTTTAGTTCAATGCTAATAACCCTTAAATTGCCTTTCCCTCCCTCTGTAAACACTTATTACCGTAATTTCAGGGGAAGAATGGTTATGGGAAAAAACGGACGTTCATTTAAAGACGCTGTGCAAGAAATAGTAACTATGACCCAAACACCTAAATTTAATGACGCTCGATTGATGGCTATCATTACAGTATTTCCGCCAAACAAACGCAAATTTGATTTGGATAATCGTTTAAAAGCAATTTTTGATTCTTTACAAGACGCTGGCGTATTTGATGATGACGAGCAGTTTGACAAGATTGAGATTGCAAGGGGGATGATTAAATCAGGCGGTGGCTGTACAATTGTGATAGCCACTTTAGAAAGCGAGGCATAAATGGACTTTCCTGCTACTTTTGTATCAACGCTATTACACAGCGCAACAAACGCTCATTTTATGCACTTTCAGACTGAAAGCTATGCAGAACACAAAGCGTTGCAAAAGTATTATGAAGCTATCCCTGATTTAGTGGACGATTTTACAGAAGCCTATCAAGGCTGCTACGACAAGATAAAAAGCTATCCAGATGAGTTTCACATTGCAAAGAATCCTCAACGATACTTAAAAAGTCTTAGTGAATTTGTTGAAGAAATCAGAAAAGAGTTGCCAAAAGACACGCAATTACAAAACATCATTGACGAAATTGCTCAGTTAATTGATTCTACGCTGTATAAACTACGCTTTCTTAAATAGGAAACGCCATGAATGACGCAATCCAAACACCTGAAGCGCAAAAATTAGCTCAGATGTTGCAACAACAGCAAATGCAAAAGATTTTGCAAGGAATTCAAGGCGGCATGGGTACAAGCGCTGATATGCAAGGCGCTCAAAGCGCAATGGGCAATCCTGATTACGGCATGAATGCAAATGCTGCGCCGATGCAACAAGGTAATGCTATGCAGCCTTCTGTGCAAATGTTAGGCAGACCTGTCACTCAAGGCAATTATGGCGGCAAACCAATGTCAAACATGGGGCAAATGCAGTCTGACTACGAAATGATGCGTAGGCGCTAATATGCCAAGCAAATCAGAAGCCCAAAAGCGCACAATGGCTGCTGCGGCGCACAATCCTGAGTTTGCAAAGAAAATGGGCATACCAGTAAGCGTAGCGCAAGAGTTCAATCAAGCAGACAAAGCTAAAAAGACTGCTGCATTGCTTAGTAAAATGAAAAAGTAAGGACAAGTCATGGCTGACCCGAAGCAATTAGCGTCGTTATTAAGCGAAGAAGAAGAATTACGCAGATTTAACGCAATGCAAGGCGATCAGCCGTGGTACTCAAAAGCGCTTCCAATGGAAGGCAGAGCAACATTTTTGCCATTCCGTGACACTATGGAAGGCTCTGTGTTCAACAAGCGAGAAGTAGCGTTGCCCGGCATTCTTGCAGGTGCGCTAAATGCGTTTACTTCACCAGCACGAGCGCTAACAGGTTCAGACCCTACGTTTAAACCGGGCGAAGAAGCCGCAAACATGGCGCTAAATACTTTTGGCGGCGGTATTGCAACTGGTAAAGCATTGACCAATCCAACAGGTATAGGCGGCACAGATTTAGCGTTAAACGTCTATCACGGCACACCAAATCAAATTAAAGGCAATTTTGATTTGTCCAAAGTTGGAACTGGTGAAGGCGCACAAGCATTTGGGCATGGAATTTATTTTGCTGAAAATCCTAAAGTAGCTGAAGGTTACAGAAAACGGTTGTCTGGGGGTACAGACCCAATTACTTATGAATACAAAGGTCAACAATTTTTTGACCCACAAATGGTAGATGGAAGGGTATTTGATCCAATTGGTCACGCAGTTAGGCTTGCTTATCATCAAGGCACACCAACAGCAGTCCAAGTAGCCAAAGAAGGTTTACGAGCATCGGCAGCAAAAGAACCATACGCATTAGAAATGGGTGGTGCTGAGTATTATCAAAAGATGTTGGACACTGCTAAAAACATAAATCGTAAAGAAATAAAAGGCACTCAAGGTTTTCTTTATAAAGCAGACATTCCAGACGAGCAAATACCAATGATGCTTGATTGGAATAAACCGTTTAACCAGCAAAACCCAGAAATACAAACGCTGTTAAAAGATAAAAGTAATTTTTTTGGTGATAGGAATGTTGGAGAAGCGTTAGGTAGAGCAAACAGAAACAAACTGTTCGGCGGTGATTTAGTAGGCAAGAACGAAGCTACACCAAAAGAAATATCAGAATATTTAAATTCTTTAGGTATAACAGGCATTCGTTATTTGGATGCTGGTAGCAGAGGCGTCAAAAAAGGCACAACAAATTTTGTTAGTTTTAGACCTGAAACGGTTGAAATTCTCGAACGCAACAACAGACCAACAAGAAAAGACTTGTTGGCACAAGAATTCGACAAACTAAAAAAGTAACATATAATTAACCTATCTTAAACTCTAAAACCATTGAGAAAAGATATGGAAATCAGTAAACAAGTGAAGTCTGCTCGTCCAAAGCCACCTGCGGCAGGAATGGGCAGAAAGAAAGGTAGCGTCAATAAAGCTACAAAAGCCTTTAGGGACACCGTTACGGCTTTGCTAGAGGGTAATGCTGAGAATGTTGGCAAATGGCTAGAAACCGTTGCTTATGGTGACGGTGATTTGGTCAAGCCTGACCCAAAAGGTGCGTTGACATTGATTGCTCAATTAGCAGAGTACGCATCACCAAAACTTGCTCGCACTGAGCATTCTGGCGTGGATGAAGGGCCTATCGAACTGGTGGTCAAATGGCAAGACGAGAGGTAGTCTTACCGTACTCGCCTCGCAAAGCGTTTAAGCCATTTCACAATAGAAGTCAGCGCTGGGCGTGCCTTGTTGCCCATCGTCGTGCTGGCAAGACTGTCGCAGCTATCAACGACATTGTGCGTGCTGCGCTAATGAGCAAAGATGAGTACCCGCTGTATGCGTACATAGCGCCTTATCGTTCACAAGCTAAATCTGTCGCTTGGGACTATCTTAAGCACTTTGCAGCACCTGTATTAAGAAACTCAAACGAAGCTGAATTGACAGTCGAGCTAGTGACAGGCGCAAAGATACGCTTATTCGGTGCTGACAACGCAGACGCAATGCGAGGCTTAGGCTTTTCAGGCGTGTTTATGGACGAGTACGGTGACTTTAGACCTAGCGTCTGGGGTAACGTCATACGTCCTACTTTGTCTGACAAGCAGGGCTGGGCTGTGTTCGCCGGAACACCCAAAGGCAAAAACCAGTTCTGGCAGATATATGACCAAGCCAACAAAAGCGATAGCGAATGGTTTTGTCTCAAGCTCACAGCGTCAGAATCAGGGTTGTTGCCTCACACTGAGCTAAATGCTGCAAGAGCGCAAATCTCTGAAGACCAATATTTGCAGGAGTACGAATGCTCGTTTGAAGCAAGCATCTTAGGCGCTTATTACGGCACAGACTTGCGTGAAGCTGAAGAAGCTGGTCGCATTACAGACGTGCCTTATGACGCACATTTGCCCGTTCACACAGCTTGGGACTTAGGTTATCGTGATGACACAGCGATTTGGTGGTATCAAGTTGTTAGAAATGAAATACACATAATCGACTTTTTTGCTATTTCCGGTGCTAATATTGATGAAATTGCAAAAATAATCAAAGAAAAGCCCTATAAATACGGAAAGCATCAACTTCCGCATGATGCGAGAGCTAAAACTCTAGCAGCGCAGGGCAAGTCGGTTATTGAGCAATTAGCTGAACATCTAGGTATAAACAACATGGCAATTGTGCCTGACTTGGGCGTACAGGATGGGATTCAAGCAGTACGGCAATGCCTTCCGATGTGTTGGTTCGACAAGACTAAATGCTCGGATGGACTTGAAGCTCTGAGACAGTACCAGCGGGAATACGACGAAGACAAAAAGGCGTTTAGGGCTAGTCCAAGGCATGATTGGACTTCACACCCGTCAGACGCTTTCAGGATGATGGCAGTCGCTTGGAGGTTAGAACCCAAAGTGAAGCCGCCAGACGTTGTGAAACCGTTGATAGTTGGCCCAGAGAACACGGTCACTTTGAACGATATGTGGGCAACTTACCAACCTCCAAGGGGTAGCAGGATATGAGCGGAATTCAACGTGGTTATGGATACCAATACGAAACAGTCGCAGCTAGTCAAACAGCACAAGTGCTTGGCGGCTCAGGCGCAGCAGGCGATTACCTGCACCGTCTAATTGTCACCGTCAACACAGCAGCGACTTCAACAGTCACGCTAACTGATGGCGTAACAGCAATCCCGATTGTTCCTGCAAACGTAGGCAGCGGCGTTGGCGTGTTGAGCATTGAGCTAAACATGGCTTCTTTGACCTCTGGTTGGAAAGTCACCACAGGCGCAGGCGTTACAGTAGTGGCGGTTGGTCAATTTAGCTAAGAGGTTCTAAATGGAAGCTCTAACAGGCGTTCAGAAGTATCTGAACATCATTGCTCAATACGACAATGAGTTCAAGAAGTGGGAAGCTCGCACACAGAAGATAGTTAAACGCTATCGTGATGACAACCGCAACCAAAACACAAACGAAACAGCAAAGTTCAACATTCTGTGGTCTAACGTACAGACGCTGATTCCTGCTGTTTACGCTCGTTTGCCAAAGGCTGCGGTATCTCGTCGCTTTGGTGACAATGACCCAGTTGGGCGTGTCGCTTCGCAGCTTATTGAACGCTCGTTAGACTTCGAAATTGAGCATTATTCAGACTTTCGTAGCGCAATGCGTCACGCTGTTGAGGATAGATTCCTTGGTGGGCGTGGTGTCGCATGGGTACGGTACGAACCGCACGTTGTGGCGCAGGATATGCCAGAAGATGGCTATCAAATCACTGAAGACGTAGACAAAGAGACGGGCACAGGTAACGAAGGCAATGTCAGTACGCTTGATGGCAGCGCTGGCATGGACGCTGAACCACAAGAGGAAATCGAGTACGAGTGCGCTCCTACGGATTACGTTCATTGGAAAGACTTTGGGCACTCAATTGCTCGCACATGGGAAGAAGTAACTCAAGTTTGGCGCTGGGTGTACATGACTCGTGAGGCGCTGATTGAGCGTTTTGGCGAGGAAGTGGGTAACAAAATACCGCTAGATGCAGGGCCAGAGACTAACAAACAGTACGGTCAAAACAACCGTGACTTCACACGAGCAAAAATCTGCGAATTGTGGGACTTGGAGACGGAAAAGGTCTACTGGTTAAGCAAAAACGTCGGTCAAATCATTGACGAGCGTGATGACCCACTAGAATTAGAGGGATTCTTCCCTTGCGCCAAGCCACTGTACGCAACAATGACGAGCGATACGCTTATCCCTGTGGCTGACTTTGTGCTGTATCAAGATCAAGCGCAAGAGCTAGACATTTTGACAGACAGGATTGACGGTTTAGTCAAAGCGCTGCGTATTCGTGGCGTGTATGACGCATCACAACCAGCTTTGCAGCGTCTGCTAACTGAAGGTGACAACAATACGTTGATACCTGTGGATAAGTGGATGGGCTTTAGCGAGAAAGGCGGTTTAAAAGGCTCAATTGACATACTTCCAATTGACCAGATTGCAGGCGCATTGATTCAATGCTATCGAGCAAGAGACGAGATCAAAGGGCAAATCTATGAAATCACGGGTATTTCAGACATTGTTCGTGGTCAAACTTCGGCAAGCGAAACAGCGACAGCACAGCAAATCAAAGGACAGTACGCAGGTCTACGACTTCGCTCAATGCAAGAAGACGTGGCACTTTTCGCCTCAGAGCTAATCCGTCTCAAAGCGCAAATTATTTGTTCTAAGTTCCAGCCACAGACAATTGTTCAGTATGCTGCTGCGGAACAAATGAGCGATGCTGACAAACAGCTCGTTCCTCAAGCGCTGATGCTGATTAAAGACAAAGTGTTGCGTAATTTCAGGATTGAAGTCGCAGCAGACAGTCTTGTGCAGATTGACGAGAACCAAAACAAGCGTGACAGGGTTGAGTTTCTGCAAGCGATGGGTGGCTTCTTGTCGCAAGCGTTGCCAATGGGTCAACAAGCACCTGAGCTTGTGCCTATGCTCGTGGATATGGTCAAGTTTGGTATGTCCGCATACAAGCAGGCAGAACCGATTGAAGGCACGATAGATCAAGCGCTTGAGCAAATGAAACAGAAGCAAGCAATGGCAGCACAACAGCCGCCACAGCCTGATCCTGAGATGGTCAAAATGCAACTTGAGCAACAGCGTGAGCAAGCTAGAACTGAGGCTGATATGCAAATCGAGCAAATCAAGATGCAAAGCGATGCAACGCTTGAGAAGCAGAAACAGGACTTTGAAGCATGGAAAGTTCAGTTTGAAGCGCAGAACAAAATCAATTTGGCTCGCATTGCAGCAAACCCCGGCGTTGACGTGCCGTTGCTCGAAGCTCAAGAGCTACAGTCTAAGCAGATGGTTCAACAGCTTGCTGGCAGCCTGAATGACGCAATCAACAGAATGACAGAATTGCATCAAAATATGCTTCAGATGCAGGCGCAGACAATGGCGCAGATTGAAGGCGTTAAGAACGCAGCAGCAGCACCTAAACGTGTCATTCGTGGCGCTGACGGTAAAGTCATTGGTGTCGAGGTCGTTCAATGACGCTCTTTTATTCGGACGCTACACGACACGCTCAAAACGAGGGGTTAATCACCTATGTTTCAACAGGTGCGCTATTTAATCTATATAACGGCACACAACCTGCAAACGCTAATACTGCGATTACTACGCAAATACTTTTAGTAAGTATGCCGATTGCAGGTGTTTTTGGCTCAGACACAAATGGCACTTTGACGCTTGGCGCAGTAACTCAGACAAACGCAGTCGCATCAGGTGCAGCTACGTTTTTCCGTATCTTTAAATCTGATGGCACAACAGTCATCATGGATGGTTCTGTTGGCACATCTAGCGCAGACTTAATACTTAACACTGTTGATATTGTTGTAAATCAAAGCGTAGACATCACAGCAGGCACGATTATTCGGGGTAACGCATGACAGTCACCGTAAAACACCCATTTGTAAGCACCGTTCCTGACAGCGCTGACACAAGTTTAGTACGTCCTAGTAACTGGAACGCTGACCACACTATCGTTGGTCTCGGCACAGCAGCAGAAAAAGACGCAGGTGTTGCAAACGGTGTTGCTACGCTTGACGGTGGCGGCACAGTGCCACTTAGTCAAATTCCCGCCTCGATTCAAGGCACATTAAGCTATCAAGGCACATGGAACGCATCAACCAATACGCCTGCGTTGGCCTCTGGTGTCGGCACAAAAGGTTACTACTACGTTGTCAGCGTTGCAGGCTCTACCAATTTAGACGGGATCACTGACTGGAACATTGGTGACATGGCTGTTTACAGCGGTACAGCATGGCAGCAGATTGACAACACCGACGCAGTCACATCAGTAAACGGCTATACGGGTACAGTTGTATTAAATGCAGCGGACGTAGGCGCTTTAGCAACAATTACAAGTTCTGACGGAAGTATTGATGTT